GGTTTAGACTGTAAAGTCTATTCCAAGTAGTTGTTCAGTGAACCTTATCCTTGATGAAGAGTCGGGTTAAGGAAAGCTGGGATGCTAGAAAACCCTGATTGGTTTCAGGAATTAATAGCTGCCCTAGCCTACTCACTCCAACTCGAACAGGGTTAATGGTTCCCTGGAGGTCTTGCAAACTTCTCCGACTACCCAACGTAACTACTTAGGAGTATCATGAAAGAGAAATTTACCAATGCGATGGTGACGTGCGCAGCCATTGCTATGTTTGTTGGCTCCGGCGCCGCTGTCGTTAATGGTATGTCCTCAATCATGGACTACAAAGTAACTACTGTTCTCGTTCAGAGACAGGCTAACCTGGATGCAGCTAAATTAGCTGCCGAACAGGATAGCTCGTTGGTTGACGCCACTGTGACCGGCGTCAAGAAACTTGTTAAGTCTTTGAATTAGGATGAGCTCAACTAAAGATTCGTCCGTTGTTTTCCCGGTTGATAGTGAAGGACGTAGTGGTTCGATCGGTGACGGTACTCTAGATCTTTGGACAGTCCTCAATGGACCGTGGACTGTTCCTCGAACTAGAACCGGTCAAAGATTGCCTCACTACTACGACATTATCTCTGCGGGAGGAAATGCTACGACCAGTATGAATGCGGTCTTTGCATCTCTGGACTACTCTCGAGCTTCGGATGTGCGTGATTGGGCCGAATGGCACAATCCCTCATATCCATCCCTAAGGTTTAGGCGTGAGAATCGCGGTGATGTATTTATTTACAATAACCAAAATTCTATCGCCCTAACTTCAGCCTTATTTGATTCAAAGACTTCTACGAGTTTTGTAGACAACCTAGCACTTGCTAACTTCTATGCCAAACTGCGCGCAACTCATACCCAGTTTGAAGGGTATATTTTTGCAGGCGAGCTTGGTGAGACGTTGCATATGCTGCGAAAGCCGTTCCTTGGAATAAGATCACTTGGTAAGGATTTTCTTGACACGCTACGTAAAAGAAAGCGTGCCAATCCTAAAAAGTGGTTAAACGACATAGGTTCGGCTTGGCTTGAGCAATCGTTTGGCTGGAATCCTTTTCTCAATGACGTCAGTGATGCCGTCAAAGCGTATAGGAGACTTACTAAGCCCGTACACACTTATCGTGTGTCGGCTAGTGCCAAGAAGCGTTACGATAACACGAAAGCAGTTAGTAGTATATACTATCCTGGCTTTCAAGCACAGTATTTAAATGGAAACTTTTA